AGTCGGTGACGATACCGGCGCGTGCGGGCGCGCCGTATACCTGAGCAATGCGGGGGAGGATGTCAGGCTTGTCGGAGATGATCCGAGCCCAGCGATTCCAGCTCTCCTGCTGGGCACCGAAGAACGCTCCGAACTGGCGCAGCATGTGAGACATCTTCGTCTCGTAGTCCATGGTGAACGTGTTCTTCTTGACGTCCTGAAGAGCGCGCTGACGGGCAGCGCTCTGCATCTGGAGCCGAAGATCCTCAGTCATCCTGGACTCGCCACGCTTACCAGCGGCGGTCATTAGGTCCTTCAGATGGACGTTGTACCGCTGAGCGAAGAGAGGATTCCTGAGCAGGAACTCCTGCGGCAACTGGCCCATAAAGTGGTACCACTTGCTCATACCGTTGTCTATCATCTGCATGGCCTGGTGCGACCCACGGGCATAGCTCAGCGCCTGAGCGTTGACCAGGGGCCGAGCATCCATCGGAACAGCCTTGAGCATGTCGTCAGTGACTTCGCCCTTAGAGGCCGCGAGCCTGAGAGCATCCCCGTCAGGGAAGGCAGGGTTAACCCACTCATCGATCTGAGCGGTAACCCGCTCCACAAGCTGATCATTCGGAAGGTGTCGAGCCTGCGGATGGCCACGTAGATAGTCGCGACCGGCCGGAGTGCTGAGCCAGTGCTCAAGCTGCTGTGGAGTCTTGCCCTTGAGGTAGTTCACCGCAAGAGCATCATTCGCCACCTGCTGATTCAGGATCTTCTTCCACTCGTCCAAGTGGAAATCTTCCCCATGCTTAGCCGGGGAGATCTGAGTCCACTCAAGGCGACGCAGCCGGTTCAGGTAGGAGTCCGAGGCAGAGCCCATCATGTTCCGGTAGTTGTGCTCGCCGGAGGCCAGATCCTTAAACAGTCCACCTTCTGCCCCGCCATAAGCGGGGTCAAAGACCTGTCGCCCGATCTTCTGGTTCTTCGTGGCCTGACCACCTTTGACCAGAGCATCGAAGTCGGCATGGTCAGACCTGGCCTGAGCCAGGTCGTCAAGGTTGGTGTTCAGCTGATCGGTAAGTGGACCAATGTCACCCGTGCGCCCTTCGTGCCTAGCAAGGGCGAGGTCATCTTCGATGACGCGGTTCGCATTCTCCAGATCCTGGATATGGATCTCCACGTTGCCCCTGGCTACCATGGCATTCTCGAGCTTGCCCTCGGGGGTCATCGCGCGACGAAGTGTGCCGAACGAGTACTTGCCACCCTGAAGCGCACGGCTCATCATGGCTGCACCGCCGAACCTGGCAACCTGCCCAAGGGCATCGTCGGACAGGGCCCGAGGGCCGTAGCCCAGACGGAACAGCTGAGAGAACTTCCAGATCGAGTTGACGTAGTCGGACAGGCCGACAGCCTGCTGCCACTTGTCCCCCGCCTGAAGGAAAGCCTTCTGCCAGGTAGACCCCTCGGCCTGAATGGCCTTCTGGTACAGCTTGAAATCCATCATGACGTGGTTGTTCGCCATCTGGCTCCGCAGTAGCGGAGCTACAACGGTCTTACCTCCGTCAGGGGTGATCTCGTCTACGCGGATCTGAGTCCCAGGGAGGTTAGGGTTCTCCACCGTAGCGGTACCGTAAGCCTCCTCGCGGATGGAACTCTGTGCGGCGGCCCTCTTGGACGCAACCTCCTTGTACAGACCCTGAGCAACCTCATTAGAGATCTCGTCAGGAGTGCCAAGAAGACCATTCTTCAGGTTATGCCGATCAACAATGTTCTTGGCGACGTCGCTTTCGATGTCCGTTAGAACTGCCGCTCGCCCCTCCTCCGGAGCCTCCAGGAACCGAGAGACATACATGTTGCGAGCGGCAGGCGTAAGACCCTTGACCTGCATGAGACTGGCGTCCAGCTGGCGCCAGCCATCCCTGTCGTGGATATCCACGAAGTGGCTGGGCTTGATGTCGTTGTACGTGTGAGCAAGCTTGACAACGCCGCCCAGGCTAAGGCTGTAGATGTTGTTGGTCTGAGCGGAAATGAAGTTGCCGCCCTTGAAGGGCGTCCACGTGCGAGACGCGTCAAACACGCCGCGAGCCTTCAGGCCAGCGGGGGAGGTGATGGCGTTGAAGTTCATGTTACCGATAACGCCGAACGCCTTGAGCTTGTCCGAAACAATCTGACGGTCACGATCCAGTCCAGCGATCTGCTGGCTCTTAAGGTCCATCAGAGCCTTCACGCGCTGACCGAACGGAGACACCTGCTGTGCAGGCGACAGACCGGAGTAGTAGTTGCCGATCGAGGAGACTCGCTGGTTAAGCTCGTCTACCTGGAATGCAAGTTCAGAGTTCTGGAACTTCAGGGCCTCTCGCGCACCCGGGTCACCCATGGTGACTCGAAGAACGTTAGCAACCTCTGTCTTGTCGGTTGCCTGGGCGAGCAGCCTTGCGGCTGCCGGACCGTTAGCGCTCTTGCTGAGCGTGGGCACGCTTCTGGTGAGGACAGCGGCAGCCGTGTCGGGGTTGGCCGCCTTGACGCTCATGATGTGGTCGGTCAAGCTCTCGAACTGGGACTTCTGGGAGAAGTTCTCCCAGGCCAGCCTGTTGACCTGCTCCTCACTAAGCGAGGCGTTGACACCCTTGACCGCACGCTCTTCCCGGGCGATCGCAGGAGCGATCGGCCTGGTGTACTTAGCGCCCTTCAGGGCGCCCAGCGTCTTGCCCGCCACAACCAGAGGGTCGGCATACCACGATACGGCGAAGTCTGTGGCACCAGTTACGTACTTGGCGGCGCCCTGCCCGAAGTATTCCTGACTGCGAGTCTTGATTCCGAACGGGTCGTTAACCGTGGGCGTGTCTCGGTACTGGCCCTTCTTTTGAAGGGCTGTGTCATGAGCGATCTGATCGGGGCTGATACCCCGATCCTTCAGCTCCTTGTTGTTGAGGCCGAGCATCCAAATAGACTGCCCTGGAGACACATTGTGCGAGTAGTGCCAATAGTCCTTGAAGGCATCCCACTCGCCCTCTTCGCCAATGTAGTTCGGTCGACCGTAGATGGCAGAGTGGGCAGCCATGGCAACGCTGGAGACAGCGGGAGAGATGGTGGCAGAGTACACCTGATAGATCTTGGATCCGATCCACTCGATCGGCTTGAAGATCGGAGAGTTCAGTATGCCGCCCTGCTGAGCCTCGCGCTGCTTCTTAAGCTCCTCGAGCTGGGCCTGCGTGATGGCAGAATCGGGCTGGGTCATGTCAATACCCATGCGGCCCCAGTACTGGAAGAGCTGAGCCCTCACATTGCCGGGCAGCTGATCGGTCGTACCGAGCCCGTCGATGATCCCGTTGGAGATAGTCTCCATGTCCTTCTGGGATGCCTCGCCTGCCATTAGACCTCCACGGTGCCCTCTTCATCATAATAGGGCGATAGGCCAGAGCCTAGGAGGCTCTTGGCTACATCGTTCGTCTGGATCCTGTCCAGAGGATTGTTTGCCAGTTCTACGCCAGTGATCGGTGCGTCCGTGAAGGACATCGCCAGGGCACCCATGTCATCGAACCACTGACCACCATACTGATATTCGAGATCGCTCATTGGCCAGCCTTGACCTGTCGCAAGTAGTTGCGCATGGCCCAGGAAGCTCCAGGCTGATTGGCCATGAACTGGAGCACCGGCATCCAGTCGTTGAGGCGCTGAAGGTCCTCACTCCTCTGATCTGCCAGGTTGAGAGCTTCCACGCCTGGGCCCGCCCCGGAGGCGGCGCCCGAAGTCACAGGCACATCAGGCTGAGTAGTCCCCTGGGAGAAGGGAACGACCCGAGAGGCAGCATCCCCGAAGAGATCGTTGAAGTTCATCCCCTGAACGTTGACCTCTTGGGGCTGCTGCATTCCCTGCTGGGCTGCCTGGTACTGAGCCTGCTCACCATAGCCAGCATCGGGCAGGCTACGGTTAGCTTGGCTCACGGCCTTGTCGGTCCGCTTGCTGAACTGGCCGGGGCCAGAAACCTCTGCCATAGCCTACCCTCCGCTCACTTAGGCATGTGCTTGTCGGTACCCCGAGTAAGGCTGTCCGGATCGAACTGACCAGACGTGATAGGGCCCTGATCGGTCCATCCGTGACCGCTTACCGAGACCTCCTGGTTAAGGCGGTCGGGGCCGATGTTGCCATCCTGGTCGTAAGCAGACAGCTCGGGAGCGTCGATCATGCGACCCTTCTCCGAAGACCAGACGCCATCCGGACCGTGATCACCGGCGAACCAGCCACCACGGATGTTGCCTTCGTGGCCAGAGCCACTGTGAGTCTGAGTAAGACCCATGTCATCCTCCTATGATGTGTATCAGATACCAAGTGGCGAAGGTGATCCACGCCACCGAGAAGACGATCTTACCCGCCTTCGTTCTGGTGTGGAACCATGTGCGAGTGCGCTCGGAGAGCGTGTCACCGTTCTTCTTGTTCAGAATGGTGTACGCCTCATACGCGACGCCCGCTCCAAAGAGCGTGCTCCATACGATGTTGGAATCCATCAGACCGGCTGCTGCCTTCTTGTCTGTGCGCCCATGGTGGCCTGGCCCTTAGAGTTGAGGCCAGAGAGGAGGGACATTAGGTCCCTCCCCTGCTGTTGTCCTGCTTGGGGTGTAACGCCTGCCATATTGGCTTCTGCGGCCCCTCCAGCCCCTCCGGGTCCTCCAGGTCCACCGGGGCCCTGCCCACCGCTCAAAGCGGCTTCCAGGGGGCTCATCGCTTGGGCTTGAGCCGGTTGCTCCTTGGGCTTGAATACCTCAAGGACGGCATCGTGAACAGCCTTCCCCTTCTCTCGAAGCTCGATGAGCTTAGCCACCTTCTGGAGTTCAGGGACGGGATCAAACTGTCCCTGAGCCTGTAGGGCCATCTGCGGGATGGCCTGCATGTAACCCATGACGCCCTGCTTGAGGGCGTCCGTGAACTGCTCGTTGTCTATCTGCTGCTGCATCTGGACAACGTCGATGTTCATGGGCAGCTGTCGCTGGAAGAAATCGCGGGAGATGAGCTGGTCACCGCGAAGCTGAAGTAGCCCCACGATCGCCCTTGCGGGATCTTGGCCAGCGGCAAACCCGTAGGTAACGTCAACGGTGTAATCTCCGTCGATGTCCTTGGAGGGAAGGTAGGTCTCCTCGAAGGGACTTCCCTGCACCGTGCCGCGTATAGTCTTCTTCTCTGCGCCCCATAGCTTCTCGTCCATCTCGAAGGCCAGACCGATAGCGATGCGGAGTGCCTCTCCGATCACAGACTGGCCGGTCGTGATGACCGTGTTGAATCCACCCATCAGGGCCTGGACTCCACGACCGGTGATGATCGAGGCATCCATGTTGCCCGAGCGAGCTTCGGGAGTTCGAGTCCCTGTGCGCAGCTCCTGTTCGAGAACCTGCGACTCTTGCATCGGGGCCACGTTGTTGGCCAGGCCTACACGCTGGATCTTCTCGGGATGATCTGTGCGGATCAGGGCGTCGTCGCCGAAGGTCATCTTCTGGACGTCGCGGGGAACGGCTAGGGGAGCACGAGTGTTCTTCTCCGCAGCCTCCAGGCCGAGGAGAGCCATACGGCTCTTGGCGAGCTGCACCCAGATGGCATCATCGAACGCGCCTCGAATCTCGCTGTCATATCCGGGACGCTTGCCAATAGAGATATAGATCCTGCCCAGTGGGTTCTCCATGCGGTCAACAACTTGGTTGCCGTGCTGCGGCAGGTACATGATGATCTGCTCGTCATCTACGTACTTGATGACCTCGATCTCACGCTCCTGCCAGCCAGCATCGGAACCCCTGGAGTTGTTGCCAACCAGGACGCGCATGAGCTGAGGGAACTTGGCCACCAGATGGATGGCCTCTTCTCGCCACACCTTCGAGTAGGAGCGGAGCCGACCGAACATGTCCCACTCCGGGTAAACGCCCATGGGGTTCTCTACCCGGATGTGTGGACGCTTCTCCCTGAAGTCCGGCTCGATCACATAGATTGCCATGCCGTATGTCAGATAGTTGTCTGACGCGGTGATCTGCTTCCCGGCATAGAGCCGGGATTCGATCAGATACCAGTTGGCAATCTTGGTCTTCTTGGCGTTGAAGTTCTTGGACTTCTGGGTAGACATGATGGCAGTGGTGCAGTTCACCGACGGCATCACGCCCATGACCTCGGCCATGTCTCGGGCCGAGGTGTCCACCAAGTTGGCCACGATGGGCCGAGGCCACGCCTCGGGCATGCTGCCGGGGATGACCGTATCAATGTCGCCAGACCGAACGTCGTGAACGTCGCGGTGCCGCTGATCCCTGTCGGACGCAGCCCTTCTCAGTGACTCAACCTTGCCGAAGATGTTATCGAGTGTGAGGGCCATGGCTGCCTCCTTAAATCAGGGCCCGAAGGCGCTTGTACTTCTGTTCCCAGACGTACAGGTCATTGCGCGACACGTGATTGAACAGGTCCATGTCGTCACGAGCTATGCTCATCGGGGCTTCGCAACCTTAAGCAGCTTCCAGGTCAGGGGGCCGAAGTGCCCGTCAGCGTCACCGGCGAGCTGGGAGTGATGCTCCTGGAACCACTTGATGCCCCGGCGGTCGGCCGGGCCGAAGACGGGACCAGGGCCAACCCTGTAACCCTTGTAGCCAGCCCGGACCAGAGCCTTACCGACCTCGGTCACAAGCTTGCTGGTGCGCCCATAGAAAAAGTACTTGTCTCCCGGAAAAGGAGCATAGATGGGGGAAGGCTTGGGAGGAGCCCCTCCCCCGAGGTGAAACAAATCTCCGAGCGGGCCGGGATCCACGTGGTCATTGCCGGGGACCTGGTTGTGGCCATAGTGGCCACCATTGCTCAGCCAGGTATCGATGCTTACCGTGTCGCGAGAGAACGAAACAGGGGCACCACCAGGCCAGCCGTCAGCAATGCCCAGACTACGAATCCAGGAAATGATGACTCCAAGATTCTTGCGAGGAGTCTCCGCCACCGTGTGGTAGACCTTGCCATTGACGGTCTCACCTGCCGTAAAAACGATCTCGATCTGAATGTTGTACTTGCCGGTCCGGTTGGTCCGGACCGTGCCAGCGTTCTGGAGCGAGAGCGAACGAGAGTCAGCGGGGAAGAACTGGGCGATCTGTCCAGTAAACGGATCCCATAGAAGGTGGGGCGCCACTCCGGCGCCGCCACCCGTAAACCAGCCCAGTTCGTTCCCGAAAGACCAGTCCTTAGAGTTCGAAGTAATATGCCAGGTGGCCCGCGAGGGGCCACCCTCCATCGCTCCGAAGTTGCCCACCGAGTGCTTCTCCGCACCGGGCAGCCAGAGGTCAGTCATCAGCTCCACCATTCTCCAGTGCCGGATGCCGTACCGACCTGGCTCAGATAATCCAGGTCCACTGTGACCTGCTTGCGTCTGTCTCTCTCCGAAGAGAACTCGTTGCTCACATGGAACACCGACTCAATGTCGTTGACCAACTCTCTGGCCCGCGTCTCCGCAAACCATAGCGCCATCACGGTGTCCTGCTTAGCCTTGGTCTGGGGAAACCAGGTAGTCAGCTGCTCAACGAGGGCCTTGACGCCCTCGTTCTGGGAGCGGGAAGGGAGGCGGATCAGGCCCCGGTCCTCCTTCGCTCCGTCGAAGAGCATGCTCATCGAAGCAACGCCGAAGTCGGCGTCGTTCTTGTTATTGCCGGTGAAGTGCTCCTTCAGGATCGTGCCACGGCTGCCGAGGAAGTTTCTCAGGTCACGGTTCTGCGTGACCATCAGGTTCATCGCGTTCTTCTCGATGACCCACTCGTGCATGTGGTACTTGACCGTCCAGTCCTTCAGCTTGTCGAAGAGGTCGTCTGGCTTCTGGTTGGGGGCAGTCCAAACATCAAGGACGTACCGCATCCCGGACATTCGGTCAACCCCGAGGACGACAGCAGCAGCGTGTCCAGTGATAGCGGGGTCGAAGCCTCCGACAACGTACAGTCCATCCATACCGTGAGGCCGGTGACCAGGAGCGCCTGATGACATGAGTCCAGCCGCACGCATTCCGTCAATGGAGGCAGCAACCTTGTCAGCGGGGAAGATCGCATCCTCGACCACCTGCTCCTGCTGGTAGACCATCTTCCAGTTCTGGGGCGACGACGTTGCCCGTCGTCGTGCTAGCGCCTGACCCGAGTGCCAGGGATAGAGTCCATCCTCGTTCGGCTGAACCAGCTTTCTTGTTCCGAGCGACACTGGGGGTCGGTTGGTCCTGGGTGCGAGAACCACCCAGTCGTCGGGAGACTCGGCGAACTCCAGGACGGCAGGCTGGGTGAGGTATGTCCAAGGGGATTGCTCATCCTGTCCGTACCACTCTGGCTTCTGGATCTCGGAGTAAAGCTCAACCGGAGCCAGCCGAGTGCCAACCAGGAGGAGTACGCCTCCAGGGTACGTGAGTCGGTTGATGACCTCTCGCTGGATCCAGTCGATCTGCTTGGCAAACTCATGGGCGTTCTTTCCCGTCACTGTATCGTCGAGGATGATGAGGTCAGCACGGTTACCGTAGATCTGGCCGTTCATGCCCAGCGCCTGCACCGTAGGCGTAGCCTCACCGGAATCTCGAGCTTCAGCGTTCACGTAGATAGAGTCGGCCGTCCACGACGCGCTGTTCGCGTCGAAGCCCCCCTGTGGAGCAAAGTCATACTGAAGCTTCTTGTAGCTCGGGTTGGCCCCAGCCAGGCGATCCTTGATCGCCCGGAGAAATCGCTTAGCCATCTCCTGGGTCTGAGACACGATGATAATACGGATATTCGGGTCCTGGCAGATTCTCCAGGTCGTATAGTTCACCGTAATGGTCGTAGACTTCGCGTGCTCAGGGGGTGTGTTTACGATAAGCATTCCAGGGTCGCCCGGCTTATATACCTGACTTGGATGCAGGTCGCGCGGATCGCGACCTTCCAAGAGGTCGTACCACTGAAGCTGATGGCCGAAAAGCTGAGTGTCCAAGTACTTCTCGCAGAACTCAGGGAAGTCCGGAACAGACACCTGATTCTTGGCGTCTGACGCTATGGACAAATTTGACAATCTTGCGTATTGTTCCCTGAAGCTCTTGTCGCTAGTCTTGTAGTACTGGATAGCCTGAGTAGTAATACCCAGATCCTCGCAAGCCTGCACCACAGGCACACCAGCCTTGAGGTACCGAAGGATAGTATCCTTCTTTTCCCTTGTCGACCGGTTGACAGGTCTAGCCACTTTGCCTCCCTTTGGTCTGTAGCCTTGCTCCCCGGCCGCAGGGCCGGGAGCCTAGAGCGGGGAGAGATTCCGGTAAAGGAGACAGGCTTTAGGCTAAGTATCTATAGTATCTATACTGTAGGGCAACCCCCTGAAGGGGTTGCCTATAGTTAGGTATGTTGTACGACTACCTCCCTAGAGGTCGGTAGTCTGTAAGGTCTCTGTGTTGTAAATTTATTACATATACATAGAGGACCTGTGAACGTACTCCCAGGAGCCCGTGTGTGGGAAACGTTACCAAATCTTTACCAACTATGACTCTCCGTGTGGCAAGGCTGGGCTGTCCGGTCACTCTGGGTGCATCAAGTTTGATGGGAAATTTATGTGAGGTCTCACTCCCCTCCCCTCCCCGCCACGTTAACAACCCCGGGTCCGCTGTCCGATTTGCCCCACATGTCAGCATTTGTCGACCTGTCCGACTTGTCCAGCATGCCCAACTTGCCCCAGTTTGAGCAGGGAGAGAATGTCCGATTTGCGGGGATGGATGGCAATCATCGCATAGGCGTGGATATGTGTGATATAGGGCGAGATGTTTCAACAAAATGTAGATAGTTAGGCTAGCTAACGAAATGGGGACTATACCCCTCCATGGTATCCCCATGGTGCTCCCATGATGGCCACGCATGTCATGACATGTGCACAAGCCGAATGTCAGCATGTTATTACATGCGAACACAGGCATGTTATGACATTAGGACCAAGGCGCTCCATGGCCTGCATGTTATGACATTAGGACAGCCCTGTACGCGCCTACGCGCGCGTGACGCGCGGTGTTATCGAGCCCTGCCCGTACGCGCGCGTGAGCCTTGCATTCGAAGGCCGAGCATGTGCTCTTACCGAGATATCCATGGAATGCAGGCCGAGGCGCCCGAGATAAGCAGGTCAGCGAATTGGATGACCATGGATGTATCAAATCTGACAGCGGCTCTCATGTTTGCTCTCGTGTTCGCAGTAGCCACATCAGGGCCGCCGAGGTGGCTCATTCAGAGGTTTATCTCCTTCTCGCGCCCCGCTGACCTGCATGTTCTCGGCGTTTGCGCAGGTGCTTTCAGGTTTCCCGGAGGACTTCAGACTTTCTTCCCCCGCAGGTCAGAGCGCTGTAGGCGCTCTGGATCACAGCCTTGCGTGTCCGTTTTGCCCCAGAATGCCGGCTCTTTGCCTTCGGTGTTCCAGACTGCGAAGAGGAGGGTTATCCCTGTCAGCACGACGGACCGGCCAGGACGGCGGCGAGGCGGGCGAGGCATCGTTCCTTGACTAACTCAACAGCGACTCGACAGTGTGTGCAGCACGGCCCGTTAGGGGCGTGCGGAGAATCGAGCAAGGGCGTCAAGAGGCGGCTTATACCAGCGTCGCAACGACTGAGCAAGCGGTAAGCGTTGCATCCTTCAAAGGGTGGCGTGAGGCCGAAGCAAACTTGTTCGAGGGTGTCCGGGAGAAAGCACACACACGCCCCCTAGGGGCGTGAGGCAGTCGAGTTGTTGGTGAGGTGCCTCAGGGGACCTCATGTACGAGGCCTAGGTGCTAGGTACGGCCCCCTTCCGGGGGTCCGGGGCACACGGGCTGGGTGGGACCTTCCAAGGCGCTGTAATGGCGCTGAGGGCCTTCGGTGAACGTTACTGCCGGTCATAACGGTGGGACGGGACAGCATCCGGAGGAGTCGAGAACACCAGGGCTGTTACTTGAAACCTCAATATTGCGTCGCGTACGAGCTGCGACAGAGCGCGCCCTTGAGGGGCGCGACATGCGAGACCACCTGACAAACCGGGTGTGCAGCTGAGCGGTTCGTACGCAGTCCAACATTCCCTGTAAGAGCCAGGGCCAGGTGTGAGCCTGGTCCAACTGCTCAACAGATTCCCTGTTGAGTCATCGGGCAGACAGGAGGTGACGGCAGGCCCGTAGGGCCGCCCGAACTGTTCCCTGTCTGCCCTCTTGGCTTCACAGTGAAGGGGAAGATCAACATGATCAACTACCAGTTCCTGGGTACTCACGGCGACCGTCGCTCGGCCGTCCTGACAGACGACGTCGCTTACCGGCGAATCGGTGAGCGAGTGATGTGCGGCTTCGATGTCGTCACTCGCTTCGTTAACACCCCGGACAACAGCACAGTCCTGGTCACGTACTTCGCGAGCGACTTCACGGGGCACGTGTGGGCGATCTATTACGACCAGATCTAGCTAGGCGGTGATCCACCATCTAGGAGCGGAGGAGTTCTAAGCTCTCAGGAGAGTGCAACTCTCTCCCCGCTCACGCAGTGCTTCTGACAGGAGGTAAGGACATGAACGCATACGAAGTTGCGTCCCACTTGTACGACCTCACCCTTAGGGGCGAGGCTGGAATTGTGGCGGACGACGGACTTTCGCTCCCCTCTGACGGCTACTACGTTGCCGGTAGGGGTGAGGTTGTCTTCGATCACGACGAGTTCGATCGTGGCGAGGCAGCGTGGTTCATTGGCTCGCATCGCGCAGTCTTTTACGCTGTCACGCAGGACGAGAGCAAGAAGGTCCACGTCTGCTCAATGTCGCATCTCGCGACCGAGAGGGCCGCTGTCGCGATTGCCAAGATCCGCAAGCAGTCCGAAATCTGGGATGTAGCTGCCGGTGCAGGGATCCCTGTGGATCCCTCGGCGGCGTTCTAAGAGGCTTTCGGGTCCCCGGTGAAGGAAGTACACCCGGAGGCTTGAGAGAGCGCCCGTGAGGGGCGCACAGCGTGGCTGGCAGGCATCTACGTTCGAGCCGTAGACACGCACTGAGGGCTCAGCCCTCTCGAAGGAGGTTGGACATGAGTGAATATAGGTACATCGTGTACCTGCACCAGCCCTTCCCCGGCGCGTTCGATATCGATCGATGCACTTCGATCGCGGACGCCAAGAGGAAGCTGGAGCAGTACGGTAACGACACGTGTACATACGAGCTGGCTACCGCCACCCTCTACGCCTACTCCGATGAGGATTGGGCAGAGGCTGAGGAGCACGCCACGATCGGCTGTCCGTTCGACTATCCGTGGAAGGTCATCGAGTGGGGCCCGAGGGGCGGCATGAAGGTGGTCAACGCATGAACATCAAGCGGATGCATGCGTTCGAGGAGCGCATGCTCAAGATTAACGGCATCATGTATCGCTTCACCCGGGATATTTATTTCCCGGGTGATGGCGCGTACGTCGACCTGTTCGCCCACAAGTGGACAGGTCATACCTGGCTGCTCGTGCACCACTGGGGAGGTAGGAAGTGAACGAGTACCAAGACCAAGGCACCTGGTGGGAAGTCCAACGTCGGTACGTCGGTTGGAACGGCGTTAGCTGGATCAGCATCTCTGATCACGATAGCCGAGAGGAGGCGGAGGCCGCCCTCGGCAAGATTGTCGCTAGCCGCTCGGAAGATGACTACCGGGTGAAGCGAGAGTCTGGGCTGCTCTAAAGGCAGCGGGGTGACTAGCAGGCACTCAGGTGCGAGCCCTGAGCACCCACTGGAGCGCCCGTAAGGGGCGCTCTGGCTCATGGGAGGTTTCTTAATGCGCAAGAGTCCAGACACGGCCGGTGCACTCGCCCTCATTGTGGGTGTGTTCATCGCGTTCTTTGTCTTGGTCGCTGTAGCAGCCTGCAACGACACCGGCGGTGGTACTACCTACTACCCTCGGGACACGTCGCACGGCTATTACGACACGCATCACCACTACCACTACTACCCCCGCTATCACGGCGGGGTGAAGGTCCGGCCTGCACCACGGCCGAACTTCAAGCCCAAGGCTCCTTCCTTCAGGAAGAGCACTCGGCGGTAAGTAGCACCACCTGAGCAAAACAGGGCGGAACGGTTCACGGGAGGGTTCGATTCCCTCCCCGCCCACTGGGCGCCAGAAGGCGCCCGACCTTACAGGAGGACAATCATGGATCTTGGCAACGAGCAGGACGCTAGGCTTATTCGTGACTGGTACCTGCTCATGCAGGACCACCGCCGCAGTAGCGAGCGCCCCCCTGTGGGTTTCGAGGCCGTCGGCGATGGCGCCTACCGAGCAGCCTTTGCCGGTCCCGGCAACGTGGTGTACAAGGTGCAGCACAACTACGAGAACACTGGCCAGTCGAACGCCGGAGAGGCTAGGGCGATTCGCTACTACTACCTCAACCTGAAGCTCCCCAAGGGTATCCGGCTTCCCAGGTTCAAGCTCTACACCCTTGACGGTAAGCCGGTCATGGCCATGGAGCGTTTCAGCCGAACGCTGAGCAGCTACAGCAGCTACAACCTCGAAGGCGCCCACTACTGGCGCCTTCGGGAAAGTGTGTGCTCCGCTCTCAACAAGTCGTGGGACTTCCACGGCGCAAATCTCGCCGTGGATGAGGCGACTCGTCAGCTCGTCCCCATCGACCTCGGTGGCTGGGGCGACGAGGGGGGTTACGAATAGCAGTAACAGCCCAGTCCCTGGAGGGGTCTGGAGAGGGTTCGATTCCCTCCCTGGGCACGCAAGTCCGAACATTCAAAGGGAGAATGGACATGCACGAAATCGGGAATTACCACGACGCTCTCACCATCCGCACTTGGGTGAGGGAGTCTGGTGATGACTACCTGCCCAGGTGTTCTCTGACGCGCGAGGCGCCCGAGGGCTGGACCTTCATGGGTCGGGGTTCGTACCGTTCCGTGTGGCGCTCCCCGGAAGGGGTGGCTTACAAGGTCTCGCACAACACTAGGTATCACGACCAGCAGGGGGACGAAGCGAAGGCCCTGAAGCGAGCATGGGAGGAGATTGAGCCTCTCGAAGGGTGCCGTGTGCCGAAGTTCAATCAGTTCGACGTCAACGACGAGCTGATTCTCGCCGTCGAGGCAATCGACGGCACCACCCTGGATGAGTATAAGGGTGATGACCGGGACGTGTATTACGAGATGCTGCATGCGCTCGAACAGCACTACCGGGTTGGCGATCTGCACAACGAGAACGTGATGATCGACAGTGGTGGTCAGCTTGTGATCGTTGATCTTGGTGGCTAAGTCCACCAGCCCGACTAGCAGGCACTCAGGTGCGAGCCCTGAGCGGGCGCTACCCCTGCCATTCCGGCGGGGTGCGAAGGGAAAATGATGGACGATTATTGGGACTCTGAGGACCAGTGGCTGGAGGAATCCAGGTGCCTGGTCTGTAAGGCCAACATCGGACTCTCCGATCTGTTTGTCTGCTCCGCGACATGCGAAGACCTTTTGGCCCTTCGGGTCACCAGGGCAAGTCAGCTCATCTAGACTGGCAGATGGAGTACACTTGTATCTGTCCAGCCACGATCGGAGTGAGAGCATGACCGATAATTCTGCGGAAAAGGAAGCCGAGCGGATCCTTCAAGAGGAAGCCGACAGGATCCGGGCTGAGCAGTGCCCGCAGGGCACTGCTTGTGCCGTGCACTTCCGCAACGATGAAGTGATCATCGACGACGATGAAGAGTACGCTCGACTGATCACCTATGTCGGTGATTACGTGGTGATCACCGAAGATAACCCGAAGTTTCACGACCCCATCCTTATGGCTATCGCGATCTCGGACGGGAAGCGTTATCCCCCGACCAACGTCACCACGGTGCTTCATGTGGGGCAGGGCGTGATCGGTGACCTTGCCAACGGCGACCATCGCCGATACTGGCGTGAGCACGAGTACGAGGAAGCCCAGGAAGTGCACAGCTTCGTTGTGTCTGGCGTGTCCAGCGGCCTGTTGGATGTGTCCAAGCCCTGGAAGGAATGATTCCCATCCGTCGCAGCCCTTCGGGGCTGCGCGGTCTAGTCAGCACGAGTGCCGAAAAATAAGTAGGCCCCGGTAGGGTTCACGCCCCTATGATCCGGTTGTTCGCTCGTGCTGGCCAGTCCGCAGAAGCGGAGGAAGGGCGCCCGGAGCCTAGCTTCAAGGGTCCCCACAACAACTACGAGTGAGGTTGCGTGGCACTGCCAAGCCGACCCCAGCAGATAAAGGCGGTGACGGAGTTCTTGGACTCCGACCGCAACGAGGAGCGACCTCTTGAGGAGATCGCTGCCGAGATAGTGGACGGATACCACGAGTTCCTGATCAAGGGGCTCAAGGCTCCAGCTTCCCCCGCTCGACTGGGCATGCTGTTCACCACGCCGCTGGATGGCAAGGTGAGACGCTATGTCTGGGAGGGTGAGGGCAGGGTATGGATAGTCAGCGAAACGGACTCCTACGGCTGGCTAGGGCCCTTGCAGGGGCCCTTGCTGGAGTACGCAGAGGAGTATCATCCCGCCACCTTCAAGGAGGTGGACGGGAAGCGCAAGCGCGTGATGCTGACAGAGCAGGAGATCGAGGAGAAGTGGTCAAATCCCGATTGGAAGGTCGGGGACCGAGTCTCCCAGCATCAGAGAGAGTTCAGGTTCGAGATCATCGCTACCGCTCCGTCGTGCGTGCTCATGCGACAGGAAGGTGGCCAGCTGGTCGTGGACAGTAGCAAGAATCTTGAGGCGTACTATCGCCGAGAGAGGACGGAGGAAGGCTGGTGACCAAGTATGATTGGGTCGCAGCCGTGGGCATGGCGCTAACGAGCGCCACGGCCCTGTGGTACCAGGTACGCTATTACAGGCTGGTCGACGATCTGATCAGCGCTCTGTCACAGGACAGCAAGGAGGAACAGCAGTGAAGGCCTTCAAGCAGTGGCTCTTCTCTCCCGCGTTCACTTTTACCGTGAATGAGGACCGGTACTACGTGAAGACTTGGACGGTGCTCGTCGCAGTCTTCCTGATCGGCTGGACTATCGGCTAACAGCAAAAGGGCCCGGCTGTACCGGGCCCTTCGAGGGTAGATTGGTAGCGTTAACCGGTTCGATTCCGGTCTAGAGTCTGGCGACTGGGGTGGGTTCGATTCCCACGATTAACCGAGGTGATCCCCAATAGCGGCGACGGCCGCGCGCAGAGAGGTTCAACTCCTCTCCTACCCACTCAACCATCGTAGTCGCGGTCTACGATGATCTGCGCACTCTCGCCTCGCCCGATATTTCCTCGGGTCAGTGCGTCCTGTGTACGGCCATCGTAGCCACTGCGAATTTCGCTCAGGGAGAACTCTCCGAGCGACTTACGGATGGCGCTGTAGGCGCCATCCAGGAGGCTCTGAGCCTGCCTTGTGGTGACGCCCATAGCCTCCCCGATAGCCCGCTGCGTGTAGTGGTACTTGTACTTCCACACGATGGCGTTGTACTGGTTTTCTGGAAGCTCTGAGACTGCCCGACTCACGTCGGCGTATGAGGCAAGGTTGTTACCTGCCGTGGCGTGGTCGCTCTTGCCCTTGGGCATGGCGTCAAGCGCTGTGGCGAACGACTGCCAGTCTTCATGGTCGAAGACGACTTCCAGAATGCTCTTGATCAGGTCGAGCGAGTAGAAGAACCTGTCTGCCTCATCGTACCCGTAGGTCTGTGCGTCTTCCTTCTTCAGGAAGCTGTTAGCCGCTCGAACGAGGAGCGGCTCTAGCACCATCTCGGGAAACTCTGTCGATTCGAGGACTCTGGTGACTGTGTTCTTGTTCTCCAGGATCCACACCCACATCTCCTGCTTGACATCGGAGAGCGTGTGGTGTGCAGGGAAGTTGGATATAGCGATGCCTGCCGCACGCTCGACGGCAGGTGTCAGCAGTTCATAGTTCATCATCAGGTGCACTCTCCCAATTCGTCGATGATTTCAGGCAGGGTCTCTCTGGGTTGGGTTGGCTCGACCTTCATCAACGCCCCCTCAGGTACCAGATGAAGACCGCCCAGCCGACCACCACTGCAAGCAGCTCCACCATCTGCATGTCAGATTCTCGCTCCCTTGAAATATCCGAGTCGGTCTACCAGTGTAACCAATTCAGGCCACACTCTCTTCCCGTCATCCTCCAGCCATGCAAATGACTGTTGCCAGGACACGGCGCCGTCCTTGACGTACGTCGCCGCTACGGGATCCATAATACTCCCCGCATTCATAGTGAATCGTGGGGAGACCTTCCCGGAGTATCCGAAAGCACGAGTGAGGAGGAACGGTTGGTGCGTGTGACCGAAGATCACATTTTTGTCACTTCCGTACCGCTTCTGGAACTTGGCATCCCAGGCGGCAGCGGAAGCGCAGTACCCGCCACTTTCGTGGCCGTGTACTACAAGCGTATTGGTGGCTATACGGAGCGGACCGCGTTCGTAGCGGACGTCGAGGTTGTTCAGGGCGAACAGGGACTCTACCTCAAGTGCCCGGAGCGGGGAGAGTGGCGCTGCATATTTGCGCACGAAGTCCCGCAGACGCAGATCATGATTACCTTCGATCCAGACGATGTCCGCATCTGGCGCAGCCTCCCGAAGTGGGACCAGAAGGTCTCGCCGATAGCCGTCTATGTGCTCCTGTAGGGTGTCGGCGTACTCACCGGCAGTTCCCTTGGACCACTGTGACACTTGAGGGAAGTCGATTCCGTCCCCGATCTGAATGATCTGGTCCGGCTGCCTGTCACGTACTACAGAGATGATCTTCTGTAGTACAACGGCATCGTGGTAGGGGTACTGCACGTCGGGAACGATGAGTGTAGTACGAGTTTTGGCCATACACGTAGTATAACAGGGAGGTCTGTCCAGTATGGCGTGGTTGGACATGCGTAAGAAAAAGCAGGTAACAGCACGTATGACAGAGTCGTTCGCCCGGGATCTCAACCTGATCGCGGCGACCTACGGTCTGGACAATGTGTCGTACATCCTGCATGGCAGTGTGGCGGCTCAGGCTGATGCCATACGAGCACGCCATACATCACGTCTGGCAGCCCGACAGGCTGCCCAACAGGAGGTAGTACGCCCGACAGAAGGGCTGTGACCTACGTCACAAAAACTTCCTATAATTTTTCTGGGAAGTCCGGAACAGAACACCATGATCAAATTGTTTCCTCTAGTGAGTAGGTCAAGAAGTTGTTGACTTGCTCGGGACCGACCCCCAGGGAGGGCCCAGAAGGTAGAGGTACGGAAGCACTGGGAGAGCTGCGTGGTCAGAGCTAACAACCTGTACCGCCCCACCTCAGGGTGGGGCGTGACAGTAGACGACTGGACTCTTGACGCTCTATGTAATGGGCTTGATCCGCAGCTCTTCGAGCTGCAAGATCTAGACTGCATTACTTTTGAGCAACAGGAAGAGCTGATAGCTGAAGGATTGAAGATCTGCTCAGGCTGCCCCGTAAGGGCAG